GGTGATAGTGACCGATGAATGCCTTGTCTATTTTAATGGTTTGGTTTAGCTTTGCGTACCACTTAAACATGCTTGGGTATATCCCACCGATGCCGCCAGCGCTTCTAAACTGGTGTCCGTGGCAGAATAAAATCTTTTTGCCGTATATATTCAGGTATGCAAACTCACTTTCGGGAATGATGAACTCAAACTTTGTCAACCCCATAAGCGTTAGGGTTTGTTCAATATCCTTGTACATGAAGTATTCGTGGTTCATCGCGAAGCCGTTCGAGAATTGCATTTTCTTTGTTGTTCTCGTGTGGTTTCCACATATACCCACAACTACTATTTTTTGAAGGTCTGGCAGTTCGTCGTGGATAGCCTTAAGCCCCGATATTACCAACGTCTTTACGAATTGTATACCCTGCATAGGGGACATACTATTAGTTTGCGCAAGTTCGTCGTGAATGTAGCCGCCTATCATATCGCCTATAAGCCCCACTACCAAGTTATCTACGGGCTTTTTCTTAACCATATAGATAGCGTTTGAGAAGAAATTTTTTATTCGCTTCTCGGCTATTTCCCGGTTATACTCGTTCTTGCCTAAAACGGTGGAGGCCTTAACAACCTCGTCCGCGTGCCAGTCCGACGCGATTAAAAAGCCCGTGTTACTTTCGTCAAGCGTTGATTTCGCTTTTGCGTGGATTTCTACCAGTTCGATAGGCGCGCTATCCTTTTTTAGGTTTATGATGCCTTGTATTTCTTCCTCTGTGTACAGAGTTTGAAGCTCTGCTATTACCGGGTCTACCACTACTTCGATAGGTTCGCTTTCCGATACGGTAGGGCCGTTCATACGTGCGTTCCAATACGCCGTATCTCTCTTTGTGTACGTCTTAACGGGCTTGCCCGTTGCCTTTGAAATTCTAACCCCTTGTGCGTCTATATACCAATCACCTTTTCCCATTTTTGCTTTTTTAAATTGCGGGGGCTTTTACACCCCCGATTTTTACTAATGTCTTTTACTCCGAAAGGGTTACTTAAACAAGTCGTCGTTCTCGTCGATATCCACCGTATCGAAATCGTCAAGACTTGTTCCACCATCCAGGCGTTCACCATCTGCCACCTTCTGTATTCCGTTCAGCCCTACACCTACACCGTACTTCCCGGTAAACTCATAAGGGTAAAAGGAAACAGCTACATTACCGTAACATCCGCTATACACCTCGTTTTTGTCTGTAATGTACTGTTTACGTCCGTCGATTACAATAGGTGCGCCCTGGGCTTCTTTACGCTTTGCGTTGATAAAGTAGCAACCCTTGTATTCTGCACCGTCTTTTTCCTCGTCTCCGTCTCTCAATGGGTTGTTCCACGTCTTGGGGTCTTTGCCGGCGAGTTTAGGATACTTGGACTTGAAAGTTGCACGTTCTGCCTCAATGGCGGCTTTAATCTTCGGAACTTCCGGGCTGTTCTTGTCAATAAGTAGACAAACACTATACGTTGCGTCTCCTTGTCCATTAACTTGTGAGGCTTCAAATACACGTACATAACTCAATCTCGCGTTTTTAATCATTGCTTTCATATTACACTTTTTTTTCTTTTTTTTTGTCCTCTAATCGGTTCGGACGTTCCGTTTTTAATTTGATGTTGCAGAGATAACAAATAAATCTATAAGTTGTTTACTCTGTTAACCTTGTTTAACTTTAAAAGTTTTCGGTGCTATCGAAATAGCGTAATCTAAATCCCTTTGGTATGCCGACCATACGATATACTTCGGGTCATTTTTCCCATGCACTCTAAAGCTATATCCGTCTAACTTTCTAATAGCTTTAATCTCGTCCATACTGAATTCCTTTAGGGCTACCAAAAGTTTTTGCATATCTGTAGAGGTTCTTTCAAGTTCCTTGTTAGTCCATGTGCGGAATCGCTTTTTGTTCCAAAACTTTGTTCTTGCTTGAATCTCTTTCTCTGTTAGAATACCGTTGTTACTTTTCATATCGTTTTGTTTTTAAATTGATAATGCAAAGATAACAACTAATTCGTTACGTTGGTTCTTTCGTTAACTTCTTTTGTGAATTTAATTCCTCGAACATATCCAAAGTAGGTTGTATCGGTTCTCTCTTATCGCTTTCCGGTGCGAGCGTTGGCGCGCCCTGCGGCTTAACTATTACACCGTCCAGTAGAACCGTTAAGGGCTTCTTTCCCACGGTACGTTCCAAGTCTCCGATACCTTTTATCTTCGTATTAATAAGGGCCTCCCGGTCGAAACCTGCATCGGTTAGCCGTTTTAAGGCCTCCGCTTCGTCTTTAATCACACGGGCCGAACGTCCCTCTACGAGCTTCCACCCGTTCACATGCTTACCGCTTAAGGCTTCCGACATTGCAAACTGCTTGACTGACGCTAACCAGTCGGTAAACATATCCGCCTTGTTAAGTATTTCCCCGATTTCTTCAAGGGATAGGGCTTTGGTTTCTCCGTGGGTCTCGAACTCGTTAACCAGTGCGTCACGTTGCGCCCGGCATTGTGCCTTAAACTTGCAGAACTTACAATGAGAACCTACCCTCGTTTCTCCTTGCCCGGCAAATGCTTTTTCGGCCGTCGGTCTTAGTACGTGTATCGCCCAGTGGGTGAGGTCTCGTGCAGACATCTCGAATATCGGGAAATGTCCCAAACGTACCTGGGCGATGTGCATACGTACCAGTTCTATTTTAGACTGCTTTTCGGGCGGTAGGGAACGAAGAACGCCAAGTGCATAGAGCATTAATTGCGTGTTGTTCTCGGCTTCCACCTGCACGCCCTTCCCATACTTAAGGTCTATGATGTTTAGGACTGTTTCGCCTACTATATCACAGTCGCAGCTACCGAAACACTCAGGTACGTACATTGTTAGGTCGAACTTTCGTTCTATGCTCATTTCCGCGCCCTCTATGACCTCGTAAACGTCGCACACATAACATACGTAGTCGGTTACGTACTTATCCATCTCGGGGCTGTAATACTTGTTTTCCGCAATCTCTTTAGGTACGGGCAATTCGTCAAGTAATGGGGTGTATTCCCCAGCCAAATACTTTCTTATTGCGTGCTCTGCCAACTCGTGAGCTACTGTTCCCTCTTCCGATGCCGCGCTTCCCGTGCTCGGTATGTTTTCTTCCAACCGCGCAGACGGTGTGCAATACATCCAACGGTGTGAGCTGCTTGGCGATAGGAGCGCGTGTTCGCGCTCACTATGGTTTATTTGTTCTTTCATCTTGTCAAGGGGTAATTTTCAATACGTTGTTTAAGCAAAGCGAATTTAGAGGGGCTAACCTTTGAAAGTGATGTACCCCCGAACTCCAAAAGTATAGATGCCATCTCGTCACGGGTAACGTGCCCGGTTCTAACACTTGATATAACAAGTGTTTGCATCTCCTTCAAAGTAGGTGCTTCGCTCTTCGTTTCTTCTTCTGCCTTAGCTGGTTCTTCTGCCTTAGCTGGTTCTTCTGCCTTTGCGGGTTCGGGCTTCGCTTCCTTCTTCGGGGTGGCTGTCTTCGTTGGCTCGCTAAACGTAGGTGCTACGGGTTGTGCTGGCTCGCTGAATGTCGGCACGGCTGTAGACGTTGTTTTGCTGACCGCTACGGGCTTTTCTTCCTTTTTAGGTGTAATTACATGCGTTTCTACTGAAACGTCGTCAGAGGCGCCCGAAAGTAGCTCTTTCAGCATCTTAGTGACGTTAATAACTTCTTGTTCGTTTCTCCCGTCAAATTCAAATGACATTGTTGTAACTTTCATGATTTCTTTTTTATAGGGTTTCTAATTAATTTACGCTTCTTTGATTTGTTCGGCTTCCAAAATGGCTTGCGCAACCTTGGTCACCGTCTCATTATAGAACTCGTCCCACTCATCGCAGTTGATATACATATCTTCAACATCTACCGGGAATTGGGTGCCATCCAGCCTTTGAGAATAGTAAGAGAATATAAAGCCCTCGAACGTAGGCATTTCTCGCACCGCGTCAATAACTTGGTATTTGTTCTTCCTCGCGCTTGCCTGCAAGTGCTTTTTCACCTCGTCGATAATAAACTTTTGCTCTTTCATAACTTTATCTTTTTAAATTGTTGATGCAAATATAACGCTTTTGCAAATACGTTGGTTCATTTGTTAACGTTTTTTTTATTATATATCGCTTCCAGCATGGGTTGCATGAATCTATAGGCTACACCCTCGAACTGGTAGCTGTCAAAATGCCCGTCGAAACGTACCTCTGTGAAAGGCGCGCTTTGCTCCGTACCGTTATCGTCCAAGAATACAAGGATATGGCTTTTCATCTCGAACTTACCTTCTTTAATCGTCTCTCTGAAAATACAGTTAATCGCTTTCGTAATTCTACTTTTTAATCGTTTATTTCCGTTTTAAGGTCTCGGTGACCTTCCGCTAGGTGAGTAAACCTTGGTTTCTCCCTTTCAACGTTACAAAGATATGGATAAAAATAATAGGTTGTACATTCCGTTAACGTCATTTAAGAATAAAAGTGCTCTGTCTCACTTAAAACGTTGAAAACCAGACATTTAAAAAATGAGATTTCGGACTGTGCCACCCCTCGAAAATGCGCTGTCTCACTTAACGTGCTACAAATCAAGCCGTTACAACGGAAAAAGTTGATTGTGCCAGGTGAGGCTGATGTTTTCCTATAACTTTATTTGGAATATATAAAATACTACTATACTACGAATATTTAGTAGAGGGGGTAAATTTCAATAATCACCAAAATAAAGTGTTATACCATTTTCACTGTCTCACCTGGCACACCTCTATAAATAACTATAATACAGCAAGTTAAGTGAGACAAAGACTGTGCCACCTAAAAACCGTGCCTGGCACAGTGGCACAGTTTGAGACGCAAAAAAGGGCACATTCCGAAGAACGCACCCTTAAATCGTGTTTTACTTAAACTTCACAGCTAAGTCTATGTTTGCTTTTGTTTTGGGGTTTTTGTTAGAAACGTCGTAATCTACCGACTTGACACCCCACCTAAAAAAGAGGAATCGTTTCTTTCTAATAGAGATTACCCCCACTATCGTGTCATTACCTTGGTATGATAACTCCGTGCTGTCTCCTCTTTGTTCTGACCTAATCGTGTTCCACGGGTCGCGGTATTCGGCTACTGTCACCCCATTAATCGTGTCGGTTCTCACAACCTCTTTAATCACTGCCTTTGTTACTACCTTGCTAACTGAAAGCGCATCTTTCAATCGAACGTCAAGCGCCTTCACCTCTTTATATAGGTCTGCGTTCTGCTTCTTTAGCTCCCTCGCGGATAGCTCCAGGGCTTTACGCTTCACAGCGGCATCACCCAACTTTGATATGTATTGTACTTCGGTTTCGTTCATCGCGTCTATGTTCCTATCCAGGCGTTCGATTTCGGCCTTCTGCTTTTTCACGGTATCTGCCAACTTTGATATGATACCAATTACAACCATGGTAGCAAAAGCGTATATCATGATTTTCTTTAGGCTATTCATACTTGATGGCATTAATACGGTTCATCCAACCCTTTCTATACTTCTCGTTTTTCGGGCGTGCCTTGCAAATCTCGTCGATAAACTTCGTCCGGTCTGCCTTGATAGCGTCAAACAGCTTTTTAGGGTCTGCCGCGTTGATGGCTGCGATAGTCTTTGCGCCTACCAGCCCGTCGGCTGTAACGCCCAAAAGCTTTTGAGGCCTTTTAATGCCGTGTGCCCCCGAAGCCCAAACCCAATCAACTAAGATATTGGCTACTGATTGGTTTTTAATCTCATCGGCTTTCCACCTATCCCAATACAACGACTTGAATACGTCGTGCCATTCGGCATCCGATATGTTTTTCAAGTCGTTGACGGTAGGGGATTTAAGCCCCTTTTTCCGTCTGTACTCGGTAAACGTGCCTATCGTAATACCTTTGTTGGTTGCCCCTCCTAAGTCATCCGGGTCATTAACAAAACCGCCCTCCCATTGTAGGATGAACGGTACAAGTCTACTACTGTTCGCCATCTTCTTTCCTTTCTTCTATGGGCAAATCATATTCACCGTCTTTAATCTTCTTTTTGAGGCTGAAATACTTGCCATTAGCAATACTATTCAGCACTTTTATAAACTCATTAGACGGTTGGATAATACGTAGGTTCTTGGTTATGTTCCTCGCGTATATAATAAGGAATATACCCGTGAGGCCCCTAATCAATAACCTATAATCAATGCCCGGTTCTAACATGTTACACGTAAGGGCAACAAAAAACAATATCGCACTCGTTAGAAAAAGCTCTTTAACGGCCTGCATTGTCTTTTTGTGCTGATACGGTTTGCCCTTTTGCCGGTCTGCGAGATACCCGGCTAACCAGTTTAGGGCGGTCACTATCACAACAATAAATATAAAGTCCCTCACATCCGAAACAACTGTCAGAACGGTAACAGCGAAAAACATTCGGAAGTAAGTTGCTAAACTTTCCATCACTTGATAAGACCTATACGTGAATTCTGAACCACACATACCTTTATAAACCCGTCTTTTTTCATACGGCAAATCAAAGGCTCTAAAAACGAATCGGCTTTGCTCCGTTCAGCTTCAAACCTCTTAACTTTACTTGTATCGGGAACGACTATCGAGCCTCCGTACGTCTGAATCTTCATCCCGGTGGTCGTACTGTTCTGGTCGGCAATCTGCAAGTAACGGGCAAAGGCATAGTAGCTTATAACCTTTTCAGCACCTGCGAAGTCCGCACCGTCTGCGATGTACTCGTCCGGGATGGCGTCGTACATCGCGCCCACCTGGGGCAGTATGTCCAATAGGTCGGCCTCAAAGAAGGCCTTCTCTATCTTGTTATCTTTTACGTCCGTCGCTATCTCAAACAGCGTTCTGAACTTCTGAATCGGGTATGCCATTTTCTGTTTCAAATTTATTTTCAATTTCAGTAACCGATGGGTCAACCCCGAATACCTGGTATAATTCACGCGAAATGCGTTGCCGTACCTTTGCAAGGCTGTTTCTATAGATACGTTGCAACTCCTTCATAACCTCACCGGAAGCGTTCGAGAACGTCAACAACGAGCTATCAATAAGAGGCAACGGGATGTTATAGGCAGCTATCGCGATATCCTTTCGTAGCGGTTCCACATAAGCCTTGTACAGCTCCCTATCTATCGGGCTGCCTAACTGGTCTACCTTTATAAACGGTTTGTCCGTGGCTACGTTCTCGTCCCGAACGGTAAGCACTGAACCTGCGTTCTCGCTTCCCATCATTTCGGAAAGTGTATCGCGGAATTCCTGTTGCGCCTGCTCGGTCTCAAAATCACCGTGCGAAACAATGCTGCACATGTGAAAACCACGCCCTAAAGTACGGTTAACGTATCGCCCGTTCTTGTCCTCCGCGCCCATCTCGTTACGCACCGCGTGGAACGTGCTAATAGGATAGGGTCGGGTAGTGCTAAGGTTCACATACAAAAGTTGCCCCTTGTGGTTCTCGATACCTCCGCATTCCTCAACCTCGGCTGCAAAACTTTCGGGGTTGTATGTAGGGTAAACAACAGAGTTACCTTTAACACTTGTTGACTTTACGCTCTGTTTCTCCCAGTTGTTGAACACTCGCCAGCTCCTTACCGTGGGGTCATTCTTATAATTGTCGTTCATCTCGGCACGAACGTATTCAAACGGGACGTTGTACACGTTTTTGGGCCGATAGCCTGCTGGCGTTAAACCATACTGCACTATCCAAGCCCAGCCCTTAAAACGTGCAACGTCGTTTGCCGTAGCTTCTAACACATCGTTCATGTTACAGCCGTTGTCGTTCGTCATTTCCGCGAATTCCTTGTTTTTGAACCCTTCACAGATTATATTCTCCGTCATTTTTTCGACGGCCGCGCTCGCTGTCTTTGACGCGTATATGAGTTCGGCAATTTCCTGCGGATAAAGGTTTCCCTCTCCGTAGTTAATCACTCTATCGCCCGTATTCGCGGAAAGCTTAAGCGCTTTTTCTACTAATAATGCTATTCGGCTGTAACCTATCATGATGCTATTCTTTATTAATTTCTACAAAACAATCTGCGTATGCCGGGTTCTCCTTCATAAGTCGTTCGGCTATTTCGTCCGTCATGTTTGCGGACTTGTAAACCACACCATCCACGTAATGCACGATACGGGCACCTGGTTTCATCGCCCACTTATAGACAATTTTAGCCAAATACTTCGTTTCGTACCACAAAGATAAATATTCCATATCCATGTGGCAATTGGTATCAAGTTTTAGACCCGTCATTGTATAATACGCATCTAATTTCTCTTGCAATGTTGCCTCCTTTGGTTGGGAAACAACCGGGTCAGTGCTTTCGCCCTGCCCGGTAATGTTAGTTAATTCTTTGCTCATTTCCTTTTTAGTTAAGTTGCTGGTGTGCTTAATGCTTCGTAATCTGCCTTTGTCAATGCGTGGATAGTTGTACCCACTTGCCAATCTTCAACGCCATAGGTAAAAACTGCATACCCGTCGGTAGTCGAATCCATGCTATATTCCAAGCAAACAAGAGGTGCACCAAGACCGTAAACCCGATAAACCCCATTTCCGTGGTCTACGGCTATAACAAGCTCCGCACGGGCAACCTGGTCAATCGCGCCCATCGGTGCCGCTGCCGACATAAGGCCTCCATGGTTTGCGCCCGCAAAGTCCTTAAATGTGATAGTCACGTCGAAAGCCCCCGCGGTTATATCCTGCGACTTCATAGCGACGCTTAGCGTTAGGGCGTTGTTTACGGTTGTTACGTCATACCCTCTTTTGGTTTCCACCCTTGTAATGGCGGCCTCGCCCGATGAGTTTACCGTAAAACTCGCAATATCAGCCGCGTTGATTAGCTTTGCGCTTTGTATGCGGTTAAATGCCGCGGTAGGTGTTCCACACACCATCGTCAAAGCTCCGCTTATTGTTCCAATACATGCCATATTATAATTTCCTTTCTTTTTAGTTAATTACTATCCTACTGCTACCTTATAGAGGGCGTCGTATTCATCTGCTGCAATAGCAAGAGAATCTTCACCAATAACGTTTTCGGGGGTTTCAAGTGTATATGTAGCCCAAGCACCGTTATCATGAGAGTTTTGTTCCGCCGCTGTAGCCGACATACCGTAGTACAGACCGTAGACATACGGAGATGCAATCGTAGGCACTTTAGCCATAATCACGAAAGACCCGTTGGAAAATGCCGACATAGCACTACGTCCCGGTGTATCCAACTTTCCGGAATATACCATCTTGGCAGAATGCGAATAGGCGTTCGGTGCGCCGTCGTTAACCTTTAGCGCGGAAGATAAAACGAGTGAACGCTTAACGGTGTCGATTTTATATGGGGTAGCTCCGGGAACCAAGGTAACACCGGAAACCGACATAGTTCTGTAATCAACTGTAAAACTGGCTATATCGGCCTTGTTAATAATGATAGCGCTAACTAAACCCGTTGCGCCCGTGTCGCAATCATAAGCAATTGCGTTTGCTAATTTTGAAACACACGCCATAGTTAAACTGATTTTGAGATTATTGAATCACGAACCGCATTATAACACAACATGTGTGCGTTTCCTGCCGAACCTTCCGGGTCGGACAGGGTAACCGTTACAAGTGCTGCATTCGCGTTGCTGTCGAACTCCATTGCCGAACACTCTAAAGGGCATTGAACACCCACAATCCCGCAAGAGTCGTCCGGATATTGTACCATCACATAAAATTTACCCGTTGCGAGTGCAGACATTGCAGGGCCATCGACGGGCATCTTAAAAATCACCGACGTGTTCAACCTCGCGGAAGCGTCCGTTGTTTTAAGGGTTGCGGTGTACTGTAGGTTTTGTTTATATCCTTCCACCTTGTAGCTTTTCGCACCACTGGCAAAGAATACATTTGAAATCGACATCCTTTCAGAAGCAAAAGTAACATCTTCTGCGTGCATCAGATATATGCCTTTAAGCCCCATTTGCGTAATACTGCAAGGCTGCAAGATATTACCCGAAAGCTTATTTAAACAATTTTTTCCCATATTATTTGAAATAAAAAAGGGGCTGGGTTAATATCCCAACCCCCTTTTATTGTTAATACTAATTTTCATTGAACAGAAGTATGTGTCCACATCTGCATTTTTTCGGGTGCAACCAGCATGGCATCGGCCGCGAACACAGTCTGTGAGTAGTAGTTACGGCTTTTGGCGTCCTGGATGAAAGGAGCAATGTTAGTAGAACTACCTTCCAAGGCAATCTGAATGTTGTCCTTCGGTGTGAATACTATGAAAGCGTCCGTAGTACCGTCAGCCAAGGCAGCATTAGACACGTGGCGAAGTTCGTTAATCTTGTACCCCTCGAAGAAGTAAACCGGGCGGCCGTCAACGATGTCGGACTGTGCAGCACTGTTATCTCTATCCTGCAAAATGTTCTTATAAAGGCGCATAACGTTAGACGTTACGAAGAACTCCGATGTGTCGAGTGTATCGGGGCGCTGTGCGTCGATAGCTCCGCGAAGTGCAGCAAGAACGCTGGTTGTGTCGAGCTTCAAAATTTTTTCGGTCTCTTTGCTAGCCTTAAACTGCTTGATGATACCACCGTGCGTAAAGATACCGTAGCCCGTAGCCGCTTCCTTAACGTCGCCATCCAACCAAGCGAGACGCAGCAAGTCAGCCTCCAACACCTTCAATACTTCGGACTGGATGAAACCTGCCAAATCGGTTGCGGAAAAATCGTCCTCCAAGTTGATGCCGCGTGCCACCATTTTGCCCCACAAAGACTGCAAACAGATTTCGATGGGCAATTCAATCGGGGCGTGTGTGTAATACTTAACCTTGTCTTCTACGCTATTGTAGAAGTATTCACCGCCACAACCTGTTGATTTACGCAAAGCCTTGTCGGCTGCTGCAAGGGAAACAACGGGCGTGTTGTTAGCGATACCGTTAAGTACGGTGATACCGTTAGAAATCTCACCAGCCAAACCGACGGTCAAAGAGATAACTTCGTTCAAACTGTTAATGTTCAGTTCGTTAAGGGCTGTAAATGTAAGTGCCATAATTTCTTATTTTTTTTGTTTGTTATTTTTTGTAAAATCTCTTTGCCGCTTCGGCCACCGCTTCTCGGCTAAGGGCTGTTTCTTTCTTCTTGTCCTTCGGAATACTTACCTGGGGAACACCGGGTTTCGCTGTTACGCGGCTAAACTGTGCGGTCATTGCGGCCACCGAGGCGGTCAACGTTGCGATAGATGTCTCAAGTGCTGCGATACGGTTAGAAAACTCTTCGGGTACGGCTGCTGTTCCGGGTTCTACTTTCACTTTCTCGGGTTCTTCTTCCTCATAAGGTTTAACCTCGGCAATCACTCCGTTTTCAATCGTGATAACCAAAATACCTTCCTCAACTTGAATCTGTACTTCACCATCCGGGTGAACGTTGCCTTCGCTATCAAAGACCTTATCACCGATAGCCATCACCTCACCAGCCGCCTCGATAGTAATGCTATTACCATCCACGGTTTCTACTGTTTCCGTTGCAAACGGCGTCTTCTGAAACAAGTTTGCAAACGCGCTGAAAAATTTGTTCATTTTTTTCTCTGTTTTATTGTTATTAAAAAGGCTTTCCGTGGCGGCTGGAAGCCCCACTAAATCACATGAATACAATTCCACAAACTCGGTAACGTCAAGAATACCGTCATTCAATTCTACCAAATTGTAACCAACTACAGAAACACCCAACATATCGGGTTCTTTTTCTATCATGGTTGCGATAAACTTCGCTTCATTGGGGTAGGCTGTCTCAAGCGCTTCGGACATCTCGAAATCGGCAAAGGCCGCGCCATTCTCGTAAACGAAGTTCGTAAATTTGCCTACATACCCGTCCAGCAAATCACTGCCGTTGTGGGTACGTCTGCAATGAACTGGCTTAAGGTTTCCGAGCGCTACAACGCTTTTAACTGCCGCGTCCGTAATCGAAAGGGGGTATTCCCCACCCTCGTGCATCCCAAAGTTGGTTGTTAACCCGGCTTGAATAATCCTAAGTTTTTTGAATTTCATAAAATTGTTTTTGTTGTAACACGTGCAAAGATAGCGCCTTTTGTCGTATGCGCCACCTCTGCACGAGTTGATTAATATTAGAAAGTCGCGAAGCCCTTGACTACCGCCACGTCGTTTTGCCCTGCGTTGATGTCCTGCACCGATACAACCGGGTTAGGCATGCTCATAACGGCATCGATGACTACCCCCGCGAGCTGGTTAATGCTTTCGCTTGATAGGCGCACGTTATCGGACTGCCTAACCATTCGGTTTGCTTCGGAGATGCTTGCGGCCATACCGCCATCGGCAAACTTGTAAAGCCCGGACGTACCGAAAGAGTGGCCCCCATGTGCCTCGTTAATGGCTGATAGGGCGTTAATCTCTGCACTCGCTGTCTTCTTCAGGATATAGACGTTCTCACCTCCTTCGGCCTCGAACACCTGCCCGTTATCGCCCCGAAATGTTACACCGCCTTGTGCGTGGGAGCGCCCGTATATCTGACCACCCTTTGCATACTTCTTGACCGATGTGTTAATTTTCGTATCGGGGTCTTTCTGTTTTGCAATCGTAGCGACTTGTTTCATACCGAAAGCAATAACTATCGCGGCTTGTGCGATGCCGAGTATACCACCTTGTGCCAGTGCTTTAGTAGCACCGATATAAGTGTTAATGGTTGCTTGAACCACACCGAACGCCTTACCGATTTCACTCTCCTCGCCCAGCAAAGTAGACATCTGACCTGCCAGCCCTGCCGTCATAGTCAATTCAGCGTTAACGCGTGCCTTTGTGTTGTCCTCTTTAGCCTTCTCGTACTTCGATTGGATGAGAGCCGTGTCCGCCCCTATCTTCTCGGCTGCTGCGATTTCCTGGGCGTATTGGGCGTCTAATGCGGCTTGCTTTAACTCGTATTCGTTAGTTATGTTAGCCATCTGCAATTCGCGTAGGTTCGCCTCGTCAAGCGCTTTCCTCTCTTTCTCGGTACGGTCTTGTTCTTCGCGCATCTGTTGTTCCAACTGGAGCACACCTAACTGGAACGCTTGTTCCCGGTTCGCAAACTCCTGCTGCGATATTAAACCCTGCTCCAGTCTGTAACGTTCAAGCTTTAAACTCTCCTCCACGTATGCCTTTTCGTTTTCAAGTTTTAACGCTATACTGTCATTAGTTATTTCTTTCTCCTGCAAGGATAGGTCTAACTTGGTACGGGCTTCCTCGAACTGTCTGATGGTCTGTTCCTGCAATTCTCGCTTCGCTTTTTCCGCATCCTGCGCTGCCTTTATAGCCGCAGCCGCCTTTTTCTCCTCGCTAGCCTTAAAATCCGCTGCGTTCTTTGCGTTCTGCTGGGCTACCAATCCGCTTGCCTGGTTTTCCAGCTCCTTACGCTGTGCGATGTATTCGGCTTGCTTGCTTTGAAGGTCTGCGAGCGCTTGCATTTCCGCCCTTCTATCCTCTTTGGATGTGTATCCGAGTTCGTTTTGCGCCTTTATCTGCTCGTACTTTTGCTTCAACACACCGACTTCCGCGGCTTCCATCTGCTTAAGGATGGCAATACCACGTTGCGCGGCTGCGTTCCGTTCGTTCATGCTCTTTAGCTGGTCTCCTACAAGCGTCTTTTGTGCTTCCAGTTCTCTACGCATCGCACTAACGGTAACAAGGTTCTTTGTTTCCGCCTCGTATATCGCTAATTCCTGCTGGGATAGTGCTTTAGCTGCGTTTGCTGCCTTCGTCGTTTCCTCGGTTATCAGCCCCAGAGACGAAAGCAAGTTAACAACCTTTTCGCTCACCCACTCGAAAGCCTTTGCGACACCGCTCAACATGTTGGTGATGCCGTCGAGTATCCGGGAGATGATAACCTCAAACGGAGCGAACGCCGCCTTTAGGTTTGCCGCCATCTCGCTATTGCGTTTCATCAGTTTTTCAACCGTGGATATGAGAACCAGAATAACCGACACGATAGCAAGTATAGGGTTAGCTTTCAGCGTAGCATTAAACACCTTTAGGATGTTCACACCCCCCGATAGAGACGTAGCCATAGCCGCCGTAGCCCCAGAAAGCCCTTGCGTGCTGCTCATTGCTTCCTGTATGCTTTCCGCATAGTTACCTACGTTCCTACGGTTATCGCCTACTGCCTTTTCCATCTCCTTAAGTTTGTCGGAAATCTCTTTGGTCTCGGTAACAAGCGCTTTTCCCTCGTCCGTATTGTTACGGGTCGCCGCACTCATAGCGTTTAACTCCTTGGTGTTCTTTGCCAATTGGGCACGCAAAGCGTCTACGCTGTCTTCCTGGCTCTTTAACAGCGTAGTGTTTACCTTGATAGCCGAGTTATTGTCGGTAATGGACTTATTGATATCTGTTAACTGTTTCGTTAGTTCTACCTGGGCTTTCGTCGAATCGGAAACGGCTTTCTTATAATCGTCCTGCGACAAGCTGCCGGACTTGAAAGCCTTTCCTGCCTCGTCCAGCTGCTTCTTTTCGTCTTTCAACGCGCTTTGCAACTGCTTCTTTGTTTCTGCCAGTTCAAGCGACTTTGCAATTAACGCGTCCAGCCCGTCAAGTGCTTCGGAGGTATCGAAAGAGAGGTCTAATAATGTAACTTGTTCAGCCATAGTGTTTTGTTTTTAATTTTTAACTGCGATTAACGTAACGTTCGCATTTCCCGTCGATGCGTCCCAGTTGCTTATCGTTCGGAGATAAAACCAGTGGTTAAGCTCACCTACGAAATAAAGCGCGTCGGACTTCATTTTCTGTATATCAAAATACGATAGGTTCATTTTAGCCGTCACCTGCCACCCAGGGGAAAAACGGTCGTAATGCCCTGCTATCGTAGCACGGTAACCGCTCGCACGGTTGAAATAGTTATCTGGTACGTACGAGCCTGCCAACCTAATCATTGAGGCATATGGTCTTTGTGCACCAGGGTTTACCGGGAACGCGCTCTCGCCTACTGTCTCCTGCGTAGATATAGCCCCACCGTAACCGCCTACCGTCTGTTTGATTGAACCTACCTGCACCGCATATGTTCTCGCAGCACCCGCGGCTTCTGCAACCTTTATACTTGATTTGTCAATTTTTCCCGTCCAGTCTACCCGGTACGTAGAACTCGTAGACGGGTTGATAAACGGTTTCAGTGTCAACGCAAACGGTTTGGATTTAAATTCGTACGTCCAGCAAAAAGCCTTGCAGAACGCCTGCACAATCTCGAAAGGCGTATCTATGCCCATTGTCTCTACTAAGTCCCATGCATATGTAGGGGCCGTAACCGAATTAATCTTGAACGATATAAAATAAGCCTCTGTATTCGGTACGGTGGTAATGGGTACGTTCGTATACGCTGTAGATGAGGCAGAGGTAGTGAAACCAAAGTTCAAATCATGTGTCGGTCTTGGTGTAACCAAACATGACGTAGAACCCGGGCTTACCGGGCTGTACTTGTAGTTGCCATCGGGTCTTACCGCACCGCGCCGAAACGGCAAAGCGAATGTACCGCCGTTGCTTCTAAGATAAACAGTAGAAGGAGCGGAGGGTGGAAGGACTATAAACGAATCGGTCGTAAACCTTAAATCAAATTCCGAACCGGTCATGTAGGTAAAACACGTGGCAACCTCGTTGCTTTCCGCTATCATGTATTTAGCGGCATATACCGAGCCGTCCAATCCGTCGTGCGCGCCTTTAAAAACCAATTGGCTTTCCGCGTCCTTGTACTCCCCTGCCGTTTTAGTTACCCGGTCTGCGATGTATGACATAAGCAAGGGCGATGACCCGTTCGCCGCATATATCGTAGGTATGACAACGTTGTTTGGGTACGCGTAGTTAAGGCTATCTATATATGTCGAAAACTGATATGCCGGTGTTTCCAATTTAGGTATGGCAACCACTGGGGCGCGCAATGTCGAAAGCTTCGATATGTTTTCTATCAGTTCAAGGCTATATCCGTCCTCATCTGCCGTTACACGTACACGGAACAAACCGCTACCGAACGGAATATTGAAGCCCCCAAAATACAATTCGGCGCGGTATGGGGCTGTCCTTATGAACTTCCCTGGGAAACGTTCAGAACGGAATACCCGGTCGTTTACTTCTGACCTGGGTACGCTGATGGCCCCGGAGTAACTAACCGTTTGCTCCGTGAATTTTAGGGGGTCGGGGTTGTTGATAGTCAGTTTTACCGAGTTAGCGGAAACACCGTCTATCACTTCCCCATTAATTCGTATCGTTAAGTCCATATTGTTAGGGTTCTACAATTTCAAATTTGCATTTAAATGCGGCTACCCGTCCCGTCGTACCGCCTTGTATGTTCAGAGCGTTTGGGTTCTGTATCGTAACGCGTGCCCACTGGTTAGTAGCTAAAGGGAATACCCCAGCAACCTCGCCCGAACGTGAAAGCCAATACAGCGCATTTTGATTATCGTCCGTTACTACTACGTTTAGCGTAACATCGTAGGACAACACACGGTTGCCGCCCGAGAAGTTAACCAAGTAAGTGGGCACTATACGGTATTGGTCGAAATACATCGTATCATAAGCCCCTTTGCTGTTAAGCCATCGAAGCGTTACGCGTTTGTTGGGGTCGGAGCAATACGGGTATTTACGTTCAAAACGTGCCCACCCCCAGGTAGCCGCATCGTTTGGGGTTCGGAACTCCCTATCAGGTTGGTTTGCGGGTACCGACCGGGCGGTATTAGCCCATAGGCCGGATGTGCCCGCGCCTCCAGCCCTCACGCGTAATCTACCGTCCTCGTTTGCGGTTTGCTGGCCGTATGTCAGTGCAAAATTAAATGGTGCACCCGTTAACGGAGTGTTAAGAAACGAAGCACAGCTAAAGTCCAATTGGTTAAACAGTCCGTTGCCATAGTCCGATAGGCTGCGCGTGCTCGCGTCCCAAGCGTCACGCGCGTATGCTGCCGGAGAGTGTATAACGCGCATAAAGATAGATTTCAGTGTACCCTCCACGTATTGCATTTGCACCATGTCTACGAAGTCAGTAAACCCCAAGCCTGCGTTGATGCTCTCCGGTATACTCGGTATGGCTGCTGCCATCATTGACATATCCAATATAGCACCCTCGTATGGGGTAACTACGGCGGTTGCCTTGGTAGCCCCATTACGTGAAAAGATAAGGGACATACTGGTAACCGCGCCCACCTGCTCCAAGCGTATAGGGCGGTAAATACCCGCGCCGATGCTGCCAATTATCGTATAGCCAGCTTCTGCTGTAGTTACATTAGTTATTAGGTTTCTTATAATCATTGCTTTTTAGTTAAAATTGTTAATATCTCCGCGCTGATAATACGGTTAACTTCTACCGTTACGCGCTTGATAAGTTCGGGGGTTAATATCTTACTTGCTACGCCCCCCTCGTTGTGTTCGTTAGGTACTTTGATACCGTCCCTTTTAATCACATAGGCAATCGCGTAGGCGGCTTCTTCGGGTATGTCCGTGCCGGCGTTCGCGTTCTTGTCCCTAATCCATTGCTTGATAGCGGATATGGGCGGCATTGTGCCGGGTCTACGTCCGTCCTCCATCTGATAGATGTACGCTGGGGCTACAATACGAACGCCACCGGGATATTCCTCGACTTGTGTTTGCTTATCGAAGTTACCCGATGCGTTCAGCTTCATAGCGTAGTAGTTGGCTACAATCTCATCACGAATCTTTTTAACCGCTTGTACTACTTCGCTGTTCATGATTTACAAGTATTTAAACCATGCGTACGGTTTACGGTTCTTTAGGTATTCGGTATCGTGGTCATTGGCGTACGCCTCTTTTTCGAAGCCCATTCTATCATATGGCTTATCGTTCGGGTCACATGGTTTCTTTTCAAAACTCCACACAAAGTAACGAATTACCCACTCAATGCCGTACCAAACGTAAAAAGGCACATAAAGCATTTCACGCATCTGTTTGGTGTGAATGCTTTCGTGTCTTATTGTCTTTTCACCTATATAGGCATTGCCGCGAACGAACAACACACCAAAGAGGTTAATCGCTTTGAATCCCTTGAAAGGGATAAACTTGTTTCTTATAATCTTCATAGTTTCATGTGTCGTTCATTAGTTAACGACGCACAAAAGTACGTAGTATATAACTACAAAACAAACCGCACGAAGTCTGTTACCCGAATTTGTACACATCCAAAACGGCCTCCCATCCCGATTTAATGCTATCGTACTGGTTCTGCACTTTCGACAAGCGTATAGAACCGATTTCGTAGCCGCACACAAAGGCTGCTAACATCTCTTGCAAAAGCTGGTCGGTGCGTATCAGCGTCGCAATCTCTACAGCATCATCGCGCATATACTCAGACGTACCCATACAACGAATTACGATTGTGTAGCCGTTGCTTCTCGGTACGTTCACGTCGTTATAAAAGCCCGTGGTTATATCCAGAGTGAAGAAGTCTGCAGACAGACTGTTAGCCGCCACGTTCTGTACGGCTGTATCTCCGAACACCAGCGGAAGCCCTAAAGCTGCCGCACGTGCATTCGCTGTATTGTAAATTGTCTCAAAGGTCATATGTTAACGGTTTTTAGATTGTTGTTTCTTTAATTCACGTTTCTCTTTCTCTATCTCGTCGTTACGCTTGGCGATTGCCAGCATAGCATCCGAGTAGTTGATTTGTTTAGCTTCGTCAAAGCTACAGTGGAAAAGCTCGGCCGTTACCTGCACAAGTCCGAGAAGGTTCTTTGCCTGCTTGATATTCTCATCGCCGGTCAATGCGCTTTCACCGCCTTGGCCGTGCATGTTTTGGAAAATCACCTGTTCCAGGCCATCGGCTATTTCCAACTGTTTAACTATGAATTTGTCAAGCTTCACGGCATCGACGACGGTAACGGGTTCGTAGTTATCATCAGTCCATGCCTTGATACGTCCTAACGCGTCCTCGGCTCTTCGTGTTTCAAGGATAGCCCATAAACCGATTTCATCAATGTCCTTAAGGCGGTACACTGCTTTGCCGTTACGGGTTGCAACCTGGGACGGTTTCAAATATTTAATCATGTCTTTGAGCAAGCGTTCCTCGTCCCGTGTCATACGTACCGTGCCATCGGCGGGCATGTTCGCGATACGGAGCATTGCCGCGCGATTACGGATATTAGCAATTTTGAAAGATAGTCTAAAAAGTAAATTCTTCATTTTAAAGCGTTTTAAGCGACTTTCTTTGTCGCGGTTAGTAGTTACCCACTATTAGGGGGGAAAAGCCCGTAGAGGGCAAGCAAATGCTATTTAGGGCGGTATTTACGTATTAGGTAATCTACGCCATAACGCAAAGCGTCGAGTGAGTGGTTCCAGGCATCTATAGGTTCATTAGTGTACGTATCGGTTGCCTCGTCCTTTATCCACTTGTAGTTATCCAGCTCGTCCAGCATCTTAACGCTGCGTTTCGTTACGTGCAGTTTGAACTGCTTCACCTGGGCGATACCTGCCGAGATTGAACCGCGGCCCTTGACACACGGTATCGCTTTGATACGTCTTTGCTGTAGCTCCACAATACTCTTTTGCTCTGCACTGTCGCACACGGTAACTACGCGGTTAAGTGCATTGGCGTTCAAGTAGTCCGCGATGGCGCTGTTAAGTAGACCCGTCTCGTAGCAGAGAAGGTCTACGTACAAGTCCCAGCCTTCAAAGCGTATATCAACGATGGCTGTAGGGTCGTTCACGAAACCGAAGTCAAGCCCCAGGCATCTACCCGTGAAGGTTTCCGGCATATCGTCTATTACTTCGTACTCGGGATAAACGTTTCCCTCTACGCCGCCCGTCAAGCCCTCTCCGTAGACGCGCCACCAGTTGGCATCGTTCTTGTTCTTCTCGATAGCACCTACCTGCTCCTTGGTTAGGTACGGGTTATCCTTGTACGTTGAGTGGATGGTTACGTATCTGTCACCTACGAACTCGGTTTCACCCCAAAACTTACGTACCGGGTTGAAGTCGATAATAACCTTTTTACGTGTACGGATATCAAGCTGCCTAAAGATTTCCCTGGGTATGCCCTGCGCCTCGTTGACGAACAGAATATCACGTGCGGGGCCGTGCACCTTTGAAGCGTTATCGACGCCAAAGAACTCTATCACGCACCCGTTGGGGTATGTGTAACACCCCTCGGTCTTGTTGAACGAATTCTCATCCCATACGCCCTCGGCTGCCAGCATCTGTCTGAAGTCTCGCTGCATGCCTCGTTTCACCATAGGAAGCGTAGCGGCAACGCACGAAACGATAAGGGGCTTTTCGGAGCTGGAGCAAAGGAGGTGCAACATCTGCAACACCGCCCATGTCTTGCCGGAACGTGTGCCGCCCTTTGATGCAACACCACGTATTCGGGGGTCAACGAAAGCCGCCAATAGCTTTTCAAATGTGTATGTTACATTCATCAGATGCCCCCTAACTTTTGTAGGTTCTTAACGGCATCCTCGGAAAGCACATTAACCTGCATTGCTTTTGTGCCTGCCTCCTTGCCATTGCTTGTTACGTCCTTAAGGTCTCGCAGTCCTCGTAGCTTCGCCATGTAGTTGGCATCCACCATCCCCGCAAGGGCCGCCTCGTCCATCTCGGTAGTGATGAGCTCCTTTATAAGCATATAACCTAATAGAAGGTTCTCGGCATCGGGGTTCGTCTCGGAAGCCTTTTCCAGCTTCGCTATGTTCTTATTGAAGTCCTTGATAGACCAGCCTATGAAAAGGCAGAAGCCGCCAACAGAGGGCGCGCGTTTCTTCTCTATGGGTACCTTCTGCCCTGCTGCCGCACCGCCTTTCAATATCTCGTATTGGATATAGGGGTTCTTCTCGCAAAAGTTCATGTACTCCGCTACGTAATTAATACACTCGTCGATGCTGCTAAGCGTAGCGCCTTTAACGCCTCGTGTCTGCACTACTTCATAAAGTTGTGTGCATGCCTTTAGCTCGTCCTTTGGTTTCGGGGGTGTCCCGGTTGCCTGCCCTTTCTTGATTTCCTTTTTCGTATCGGGGGCGGCTTCTTTCTTTGTTCTTCCTGCCATAGTCGTTAATTGGTTTTGTGCGTGCATGGGATATCGGATAATGTCCATATGCGCGCGGTCTATTACTCCCTTAAGGGTGTGGGGGCAAAAGTACATAACTTCTCACCGCAAACCAACCTGCAATCAGTCGTGAAAATCAAAAACATTTTACAAAGTAGGGGGCGGCACAGATAACGCACTGTGCCACAACGAGTTACAAGCGTTTTTGCCTACTGTGCCAGGCACGTTTCTGGTGGCACACCTCGGGTGGCACAGGTAACGCGCTACGTATCAGACCGTTAGAGCGACTGTGCCACTGTGCCAGGCAAAAAGCACTTTTCTAACACTTGGTTTATAAATAGTATATATTGTTGCTATCTCTACATTGCAATTACCATATATTTTTCCAAATAAAGTGTTATACCTATTTTATACTATTTAGTGGCACAGTATAGATAACTATATATAGGTCAGTGAGTTATCTGTGCCACTTGCTGTGCCACCCTATATTTTTCCTGGCACAGTAAATGTTAACGGTATTGTAGGTCAGCAAGTTAAGCGAGACAAGGACTGTGACACGCCTATATTTTTTACTTGCCACATTTGATTATCAGCACGTTAGCACGGTGCACATTTTGGTAAGGAATTTTCAATTAACAATCTAAACACTTTTTAAGAATTGAGCTTTCATAAAAGATAATTACAAAGGGCGATTTCTGACTATTTGTAAGCCGAAACCGCCCTTTTGCTATCATTTTTTAAAGGCATATGCTATTCGTAAGGGGTACTATCATTTAGTAACTTTATTGCTTTCCCACCTATCAAATTGCCAACCGCCACCGTCAGTGTTCCAATACCAAATCATCGTTGTCCCGTCGGGGAAAAGAGTTGCCCGGCTTATCCTTCCTTGCCTGTCGATGGTGTATCGCCTCATCACGTCTTGCTCGTTCCGCTTCTCCCCATCGCGTCTTGCCTCATCACGGAACAAGTATTGCCGCTTATTCACTTCCTGCTTATACGTGAAATCCTGCTCCCCTATATAGGCCGCCAACTTATCTATCCACTTTCGGCACTCACGGACTGATACGCTACCGCGCCCCCATCTATCCTTTTTAACTCCCTTCTCGAAGCCGTACCGCCTTATGAACTCCCATATAATGAACGTGTGTACGTTGAGGCATACCGCCATATCCATAAAACTAATTTTCCTCATACGCTATGTTTTTAAGCTTATGGGGAAGCTTTGGTTCTTTAGTCATTTTCTTATTCTTGTTTTCGTTAAACACTCCATTACTCGTCGTACTCCCCATCTATATTACGGGCTGCAAATTTAGCCACAAACCACAAACCAGTTACCAAACCCGCACCGATTGCTATTCCGACTAAACACATTAATGCCTCCATACCTTGTCCCCCCATACTTTTTCCTCCCATATTTTTGACGATACATTTTCTAAACCTTCTCCCATGCTAACAAGCTTCATACCTCCGTGCTTACCGCGGATATAAGCGGCTTGTACATTACCGTGCTCGTCCGCCGAGAATTGAATACCCGTCACGCCTTCGTGCTCCTTGATAAGCTCGCCTATCGTCTTGTGCTTCGGGGCTTCCTCTACCGGCATCCCGGTCGGCTCCTCCAGCATCCCGGCGTTGCAGTATTCATAAGAAAGGAATTCATCCTCGGACACGTCTATATCGTTAGCGCCCCAGGACCGCCAGCCGTTCACGTGGTCGACACCTAATATCACGCCGTGCATATCGTTCCAACCGACTACCACACCGGCATACTCACCGTTCTTGTTGAATACCGCACGCCCTGCGTACAGCAATGCAAAATCTTTGTTTCTAATCATATTCTTCTAATCTATTAAATCATTAATACTGGCATACCAATATCTTTCGCACTTTTTGACTACAACATCTTGCGGGTCTAAAAATTCCTCATACCATCCTTCAATTTTGGAAGCGTCTACTATAAGTGGGTATGCATATTCATTGTCCCTATACCCCACTACTTCTACTTTCTCGCCGAAGAGGCTAGCCAATCGTCCTACATACTTTTCCATCGGGTGGGCTTCTTTCTGTTTAAACTGCGAGTACATCTCACTAACTGCTTTTGAATACTTTTCCACAATCTTTTGTTTTTTAAATCATTGATACAAATATAACACTTTTCCTGTTACGTTGGTTCTTTCGTTAACATCATTTAAGCATTAAACTATCCCTCAGCGATAGCCCGTACTCTAATTGCTGTAGCTTGAAATTACGTTGTATGCTGTCCGCGGCGTTCTGTACTACGGCGCAGCCTACCAATAGTAGTATTAGGACTGCGATAACTACTATTAGCTTTTTCATTTCTTACTGTAAAATTCCATAAGTTCTTTAATACTCTGCATAAGCCCGTCCTGCGTCTGTTTCTTGCCTTCCAGGGCTTTTATTATCTTCTCGTCTACCGTTCCGGTGGTTAAGATGTGATGAACGGTTACCGGGTGCATTTGCCCCTGACGGTACAACCGGGCGTTGAACTGCATGTATAACTCCAGGCTCCATGTGTTACCGAACCATATAAGCGTATGCCCACCTTTTTGTAGGTTAAGCCCGTGCCCTGCGCTCGCCGGGTGCGTTACAAGCACTTTAATCTTTCCGGCGTTCCACTCGGCTATCTGCTCGGGCTTCTCCAGCTTGACGGGCTTATATGCCTTTAGCTTCTTCACTATGCGGTCAAGGTCATGCTTGTAAGAGTAGGCAACCAATACGGGCGAACCGTTTGCAGCCTCTACAAGCTCCTCGAGTTTTTCCAACTTCTCGTCGTGCACCTCGATAACCTTTCGGTCAGAATCGTATATCGCGCCATTCGCGAATTGCTGTAGCTTATTGGATAAAGCCGCCGCACTTGCCGCGCTTATCGGTTCGGCCGAGTTGATAAGCTCCAATACTTGCTCCTTCTCGAACTCCTTATACTGTGCCAGCACTTTAGGGGACAACTCCACGCGGTCGTATATGTTAATGCGGTCGGGCATCTTCAAATAATCCTCGGCGGTCATTGATATGGTTATGTCGCTGATAAGGTCACTTATCTGCTTCTCCGTTTCCTCCTGTGGGCTTTTCAGCACATAACTGTACACTATATCACCGTTCCGCTTGTCGGGTCTGAAAAACCTATCCCTGTACGCTGTGATTGATTTTCCGAGCCTTTGCCCTTGGTCTATCAAATACATTTGAGCGAATAGGTCTATCAGTCCGTTTGGCGATGGCGTACCGGTCAAACCTACAACGCGCGGTATGAACTTACGAACCTTTCTGAGAGCTTTAAAACGCTTTGATGCGTAATTTTTGAAACTACTAAGCTCGTCGATAACAACCATATCGTAGGGAAGTTTAATACCTCCGTACTCCATTACGAGCCAAGCAATGTTATCGCGGCTAATCGCGTAGATGTCCGCTTTCTTCTCGTAGGCTTCCCGGCGCTGCTTAACTGTGCCGTCGATAACGGAAATCGTCAAGTCCTTAAGGTGTGCCCACGACCTAATCTCATCGCTCCATGTAACCTGTGTTACTTTCTTCGGGGCTATTACCAGGCAATTAGATATAATGCAATTGTCCAAAAGGTCTTTGATGGCGGTTAGGGTTGTTACTGTCTTACCCAAACCCATATCAAGGAACAACGCGCAAAACTCGTTGTCAATAATATGTTGCACTCCCTTCACTTGGTATTCATGTAATTGCTTTCTTTCTAACATAGCATTGCTTTTATCATTGATAACTGGGTGCTAAACTCATGGAGAGCCGCTGGTGTTATATGCCCTAATACCCTATCGTAATCGGCAGCGCACTTGATGCGCTGCCCGTTGATTACTATTTCGGTGTGTCCTGCGATACACTTTAACTTTAAATCTATATAGTTTACCATAACTTTATTACTTCATTAATTTAGTTCGATACCATACGCATATACTTTTGAAATCTCTTTCCTCGGGAATTTCTCCGAGTTGTTTACGGGAAAGGAAAATAACGTCTTTGGTTATATCGTCTTCAAGTTGTTTCATTACTTGTTCCTCATCTCCGTACTTCTTATCGCGTACATACATCGCCCCGCTCTTTAAGCTGAAGTACAACCCTAAACGGTATTCAATCTCATTTCTAATTCCTTTTTTCATGAGTTTCCGTTTTTAAATTGATACTACAACGATAATGGTTTTTGCGATACGTTGGTTATTTCCTTAACTTTATTCAAGAAGAAAGTTATTGCAGCGTCCCTGCTTTCCAAATCGTCTATGACGAATACCTTGAAGCCGAGCGCCCTTAACTTCTCATGTATGCAGGTCTGTATCTTTGTAGGCTTCTTCCCGGTGGTCTTTATCTCGGCAAAGCCTACGTACCCACCCTGGCAAATTACCATCCTATCGGGCAAACCTTTTACAAAGGTGGATAATAGTTTTATTACCCACACTTTTTTTGTTCGGTTAAGCTTCTCGGAGAATGTACGCTCTAAATCTTTTTCACTTATTATATCCCTCATTATTATAACGTAAATTGAATTGCTTTATTTTCTAACTTAGAAACGCTTATGGACTCGGGGTACGTCCCGTCTGCACGTTTTGCCGACATATCGCGGTAGGAAAACATTTCCCCCTTCATACCAAAGTAGCGGAGCAAATGCCCATTGCCCGTTATGATATAATCGTGCTTCTTATAGTTCTTGCCTTCGCGCCCTATCTTTAGGGAACTCCTGTGATTGCCGGAATATAGGCTATCCTTTAGCTTGAACGTTCTATTCGGTAGATGCTTATCTTCGGTGTAATACCAATGCCCACGCCCCGAAAGGTCTACGTACAAGTGTCCGCCCACTGCGTCGACGCCCAAATACATATAGGGTACATCACCAGCCATAAACACCGAGTAACCGGCATACTTACCGTTCCACTTCGCGCCCTCTATATAGAGCATTGGTGGCCTCATTGCCTCGTCCAAGCAAAATACCGTTGTATCATCGCTTTCCTCGTCCTCTACGGGCTTTTCTGCCTCGGCCGGTGCAACTACCTTGGTTTCCTCGTCCTCTACGGGCTTTTCTGCCTCGTCCGGTGCAACTACCTTGGTTTCCTTAGAAAGCTCCGAAATGCGATATTTGCATATGTGGATAATCTTTTCGTAGTCAAGCGTCCGCGACTCGCCTTCCTTGCTGCGTAGCACGCGTTTCACTATATCCGCGTCCCAGGGGTTAAGGTTATACTCTTTCCAAATGTCCCATGGCTGTATAGCATGTTTTGAATAATCGGACTTTCCTACATTGTAACTCTGTACGTTTTCACTTGCTGGCATAACACAATATTATTTTATCTGTTTTGAATTCATTTTTATAAAACTCCCGTGCCATCTCCACGGTTGGAAACACCCCATCGCCAGAGGTTGGATAATAAGAGGTACGCTCCCCTGCGTTTACTGCGATAACTTTTAAGATAGTAACCATTCTAATTTATTGTTTTCTGTGTTAATACATTCTGATAGTTTATGCAAGCTCGTTTCTGTGATTTGGCGCGTGTAGGTCTGTCCCAGCATACCAATAAACGGTTTGTCACCTGCGTACATGATACGCGATACGTGTTCAACGTTGATAAACTCCACTTGTAATTCACCTTTAACTACGAATTCCAGTCTGATAAAATTTCCACTTTTCATAGTCTTTTCTTTTTAAAATTGTATATATTTAATAAACAACGGAGATTTAAAAAGGTTCTCCGATTACCTAATTATTTTTTGTTTAATAACTGTTTTACTATCTCCTCTGCTATCCGCTTAACTACCGGGACGGCTACACTATTTCCGAACTGCCTGTATGCCTGGGTTTTAGATACAGTTATCTTAAAAGGGGAGTCCGCATTAGCCTTACCGGGCACCCACCCGTCCGAAATTATATTGTATCCCTGCAATCTGCCAGCCTCTTCGGGCGATAACATGCGGGGGTTCAGTCCTTTTTCTGACTGGTCTATGAGACAACCATTTCCATTCTTATGGTAACTGGCTGTTAGGGTGCCTACAAATTTTGCCTCCCGGCTGTATTTCCGATGACCGAACCCCTTACCGTTTTTTACATTTCTTTCTTTACGTTTCTGAAACCCTTCCCATAACTTGTCGCTTATCGGTAGCATGCCGGACTCGTCGTGCAATACATCGGCTAATCTCGTAGGCGCTGCCTCGGTCTTCGCCTCCTCCTTGTCGTATATAGTATTCCCGTTTACATCTATCCCATAAGGGAAGGAGAAACCGTCAGCCTTTATGCTGTCCTTGTGCCAAGCCACTATGAACAACCGTTCTCTGTTTTGCGGGATACCGAAATATCGTGCATTAACAATATCATAGGCGTAGGCGTAGCCGAGTTCTTCAATTGTTGATAAAATAACTTTTAACGTGTTTCCTCCGTCGTGCCCCCTCAAACCCTTAACATTCTCGAGAAATAAAACTTTGGGGGGCGTGCCTGCTTCTACTTTTTCTTTTATTAAATTCGCCATGCTAAAAAACAATGTGCCTCTCGTGTCCTCGAATCCCTTTTTAAGCCCCACGTTCGAGAACGGTTGGCATGGAAACCCACCGCAGCACACGTCGAACGCTGGAACGTCTTCTGCATCAACCTTTGTTATGTCGTCGTTGAAGTATAGATATTCTCCGTTACGGCCTTTCAAAAATAGAGAGGGCTCTTCGTCTTTATAATTAGCTTCATACGTTAATCTCGCGTACTTGTCTATCTCGCTGGCAAAAACGCATCTTCCACCAACGCTTTTCATCGCGATATGAAAACCGCCTACGCCTGCAAATAAATCTATAAACTTAAATTCCATGATTATTTTTTTAAATTGTTATACCTATTATTCTGCCAACGCTTCTGCCATCTTTCGTAATTCACCACGGGAAACGGCTATGCTGAAATACTTTCCTATTCTCTCTTCGATGACCCACGTACCGTTAAGTTTTTGGAAGTGCGCGGTATTACCGCCCGGGTTGTTAAGGTTCACCGTTTCGCCCTTTGCCGGCTTATACTCGGCAAGCGATGCTAATGTAGCCTCGGCTTCTTCCGGTGTACCAAGATGGATGATTAGATTATAGTTAGCGCTTTCCTTCGTTTGCGCCTCGATTGTTATACTACCGTTCGTATCGATTAGCTTGCATACTCCCATGCGGAAGGACTTCAATACAATGGGCTTACCTTGACTTGTAACCTGGGCGGATACGTTTACTACTGTGATTGCTAACACTGCTAATACTACTAATACTTTTTTCATAATCTTATTATCTTAAAATTTCTACAATATCATCTAAATTCACAAGCCAGTACGTTTCTGCGGCCTTAAATAGTATGTCCGTGGTTTCTAAAGCAGTGGCCTTCCACCCTAAGCACTTGGCGTCTATAATAACCCGGTATGTGTTACTCAAGACATACCCCACGACTTCCACAATTGAAAACCTCTCGAATACTGGTTCGGTTACGCGTTGTTCTTGCGCTTCTCTTGGCAAAGCACCCAATCTAACTAATACTCTCTTTCCTACTAATTCTTTCTGTTCCATAGTCTTAACTTTTAAATTGTTATTATTTCCTTTTGACATTACAAATATAGGGTTTATTCCAATACGTTGTATATTTCATTAACACTGTTTAAGAATAAACCCTATTTTAGTCAATCTGTTAACAAGTCGTTAACTTTCAGACTTGGTATCGACGTCTGCGTTAACAATTCTTTTGAAACCTCTTTGTTGTCCGTATGACTTTACGCGCTGCCTGCTACGCTCCCAGCCGGGTAACTTGTTCAGTATATCATTAATCTCGGAAGCGTCCTTTGCTTTAATTTTCCCTACCTCGAAACCTAAAGCCTCAACCAGCACGCCCGTAGCGCTAACGAAGTCCATCTGCACGCATTCCTCCTTTGTTATCTCATCCTCGTCGTAATTCTCGTAGTACATGCGACGTTCCAAAGGAAACATTTTCTCCCAGGTGGTCGGTACGTACATGTCGCAATACTTTGCTACGGCTTCGGTACGTGGGTCTGTCTCGAAGTGCTCCTCCCTGCCTTGTTCGGCTATTACCTCGGCCTCTGCTGACAACAACGTAGACACACCGCGGAAATACATATTAACGGCCTCCGCCCATAGCTGGTCTACGTATGCCGGGAAATCGGCCTCAAAGATAAGATGGGTGTTTTCGTTGGCACGTACACGTACGGGTAAAAATCTACGCCCTCCGGTTGCGTCCTTCAAAAACTCGTCCTTGTTGGTCGTCCCAAAGAAAACGCATTGACGCGGAAAGTTCTTTGTTACACGCCCGTACGCTGGTCTAAAACTGTCCTCGGTCTTGGTGATGAAATTCTTAACCATCTCCACCTCTGAACGTCTCATTGCTGACAACTCGGCAATTTCCAGTATCCAGTTACCTTGCAATTGTTCAAAAGCCGATTTGCCATCCATCGTTGACAAGCTATCGGAGAACCACTGTTTACCCAGCATCCTAAGGAATGTACTTTTTCCTGCCCCTTGGTCTGACTGAAGCACCAGCATACTATCGAATTTACACCCTTTTTGGAAAATACGCTTAACAGCTCCTACCATCATGATACGGAACGCTTCGCGAGTGTATATGTTATCCTCCGCACCGAGTATATCAATCAACGCGGTATCTACGCGCTGCGTGCCGTCCCATTCTAATTTTGTCAGATAGTCCTGCACCGGGTGGAAAGAATTAATCTCGGCAACAAGTGAGATAGCATCATCTACCTTAAACGAACTGCTTATGCCGTAAACGTCTTCAATATGCTTTCTAACCCCTGCAAAGTCCACGTCTTGAAAGTCCGTACTACTGTCTTTCGGTCTCCATATCGGGGTACGGGTAACTACCCTGCGTTCTTTAAATAGGTCACGGGCTATCAGGCCTTTTAAATTCGGGTCATACTTAAGTATTAAACCCAGGTTCTTTGCGCTCGACAAATAGTTACCCTTCTTACCTACTTCGAGTTCTGCCATCACCTTCTCAAATGATACCTCGGGCACGTTATCGTGAACGACTTCGGGTTCTATCGTTTCCTCGAAGTCATTCATAACCTCGGTAGCCTTTGCCAGCAAACGAGATGCGCGCATTTCCGCTACTTTTGCGTCCTTGTTTACAAGTTCGTTCATCGCGTCGGTTGACTTCGTGCGGTCTTGTCCCTTATCCATCTTACCGAACTTGTGCACACGTACCAGGTCATAGGCGTTAAACACGTGGTTTCCTTGTATCGGGTCATTGTTATGGAACGAATAAGCAAACATATCGTCAAAGGTAAGCATACCGCCCGAAGTAGAACCGCCGCTATACGTCCATCTGTCGGGCCGGTCTGTCGGCTCGTAAACGTCCGGCAAGTATTCCGCGATAGCTTCTGAAATGGTGTACGCCCGGCAAAAGTCACCTACTGTGCCCTCCTTTAATGTCGGGTCTTGCTGCTCCTTAACGAAGGTACGTACTTCGCCCTTCTCGTCTTTGTGGTATGCCCATTCCGTCGTGTCGTGCCAATCTTCATACATGTTAAGGTATTCGTTGACGTCTAAAGGGGTTTCACATAACTGTGAATAGTCGGTGCAATAATAATCGACATCGCGGGACACCGACGGGAAGAACATGCAGCGCTCCGGCTGAAACGTCGTGCGGTCGTACAAGTCTATCCCGGTAATCTCCGCAACCTTTCGTGCGATGGCTTCGTATTGTTCACCGTCCACGGGTTCGGACAATGGAATGATAACGCGATAACGCAACACCCCTGCTTTCGGGTTGTGTTTATGCGTCCCGTGAATGATGCACGCGCAATTGATAGCCGCAAAGAAGCGTTCTGGGAAATCGGCTTCTCCGTAGTCAATATCAAGCGCCAATAGTGAGCGCTCGCCTACGTTGTTCTTGTTTCTTCGGCTACCGAATAACTCGCCTCCCATGAAAGCGCCTACGTCTTTAATTGCACCTTGTTCGGCTTTGCTCGCTGCCATGAACTCCCGGTAGGTTTCCTCCGTTACCTTTGCACTGGTGAACCTCTTAACAAGGTCGTCCCATGTGTAGGTACGGTTCTTCCAACTTACCGACTTCGCGTTAGTAGCGGTCGCAACCTTAAAGGTCATCTTCTTTAATTCCATTTTCTTTAATTCCATTTTCTAATCTTTTTTATAATATTCTGTTATGTAACCAGCCGCCCGCAATGGGATGTTAGCCGCCCAACTTGGCGCTTCACACATCGCATCTATCATCGCGTTAAGCGTTAATTCTTCGTTCCCGTCTTTAGGTATCTCCGCGGCTATTTCGTCGTGCACATGCAACACAATGTTATAACCCATATCGAATACCTTGAAAATCGCATTCGCCAGTAAATCGCGGCTTATTGCCTGCACAATGTTCTCCGTTAGCTTACCTCCGTAGGTATGTAACTTCGCCCACTTGCCCGTGGTTTGTTCTTGGCCCATGTAGGACATATCCTGCACGTCAAACTCTCCATTCGGGCCCGATATTGTTCTACTACTTAAACGTGCGGAAGGGTAAAAAAGTTTTCGCCCCGACGGTAATTCTATAGTCATTGCACCGCCTTCGTATCTGAATATTATTGAGGAATGTTCATCAATAACATACGTTTGCGGTCTGCGTGTGCCTATACACGTTTTTGCGGCATTTTCTAAAGATTTCCACAAGGATACTACTTTTTTGTTAGCTTCTCTCCATTTTAACAGTATTTGAGGCTTTTCTTCTTCCGTTAACGCTTTCTTGGTGTCCATTGTAGTAAGGGCGTTAACCCCACCGCCGTAACCTAATGCAAGTTCGGCAACCTTTCCGCGCTGTCTTAGCTCGTCCCCCTTATGGACGGGCACACCGAACATCTTAGAAGCGGAAGCACAATATATATCGGCTTTAGGGTCTTTGAACAATTCTAACCGCCATTGTTCATTGGCTACCCACGCGATTACACGGGCCTCAATTGCCGAGAAGTCAGCCACGGAGAACGTGTAACCTTCTGGGGCTATAAACACGGTACGTATGAGCTGCGATAGAATGTGCGTAGGTTTAGTGTACATTAATTCCATCAGCGACAAGTCGTGCAGCTTCGCCAGGTCTCGCGCTTCGTCCAGCTCCTCGATATGGTTTTGCGGTAGGTTCTGCAACTGAACCAAGCGCCCGGCCCACCGTCCGGTACGGTTCGCGCCATAGTATCTAAACAGCCCTCTAATACGGTCTCCGCGTCCTGCACTTGCAAGGATGGCGGTGTACTTCGCGTTCGACGTTTTACCGATTTCCCTGCGTAGCTCGATAACGTCTAATACTGCTTGCTTATCCGCTTCCGGGACGTTCTGTAGGCTCACAATCTCTTTTATGACATCCTCTATCACTCCTTTGGTCAACGACGAAACAACCACACCGGTACGTTCCTTGATGAACTCCTTTAGCTGCGGCATGGACTTTAGCGAGCCGATGCCGTATTCGCTCTCGGCTATCTCGGCTAACTTCTGTTTATATTCCTCGTCCATGTCCCGGGCGGCCGTTGCTAATTGTAAATCGGCACGTATTCCGTAGTCGTTTATACGTTGGTCTGCTGCGTATATACGTTGCTCCAGTTCGGGAAACTCAAACCGTGATAACTTACCGAATATTTCCTTTTCAGAAAGCACGTCATAGCGAAGATATTCTTTGAACTCTTCCCAGGCTTCCGGGTCATGCTCGGGAAGGTTACGGGTACGCCCACCGTTTACTTTTGTGGGTTTGCACGGTACGGAGAAACGGCGGATAAGGTTTTTACCCGTGCCTAATTTCTTATCCTGCAAATCGAGAATCTGCGAAACCGCGTCAAGCGATGGCGGCATACCGCAATAGAGCGCCATGTTAGCCGTACAGAAAAATCTCATAGGACTTATATCAAATCCGTATTCCTTCAAACAAACGCGCTCAAACGTAGCATTGTGGGCTACTATAACTACTTCCGGGTCATTAGCTACAGAGGTGAACAACTCGTTAAACTCTGTACGCCCGTTGGGGGTTGTAAGGTCTATTATTGATACCTCCGTGTCGGTGTCCCACATA